TTCTGGATTAGTAGGATAGTCTCCATTATTAGGATCAGCAAGTGTAACTCTCACATTATGAGGATCTGTATAGCCATCTTGATATACAAAATATCCAAACAAATTGAACTTGTAGTCTTTGCCTAATGCAGTCGAATCTAGTTCACTGACAGGATTTATTCTCAACACTTTCAAACAATCTCTGAGAGGTTTTTGTGTTTCACTGCTGAATGTACTGTTGAAGTTTAAGTTGCTAAATTTAAGTTTAGCACTACTACCAAATACCATTTGTGTTTTGCGAGTAAGTATTTCCCATTGTGTACTGCTATAGTTGAAGCGTATAAGCCAACTGTTGTCTATACCAGTACCGCCTGTATTACCTTCGTACTGTCTACTCCAACTACTCACTGCATTAAGTGTGGTTGTGTTAGCAGGAATGTCTCCACTTTCAATGATGTGCCACTGTTGTGTATCACTATTGTATCTCAGTGCAAAACTTACTTTTGAATCTATCTTGTTTACAACTTGTGTTTTAATTGTGTCTGTAAAGTCTTTAGCAAACACAGGAACAATACGTCTAACTCTTGCACCATCTTCTATTACACCACTCAGTACTACAGCACCTTTACCTGTGTTGTCATTTCCTGTTGGAATACCGTCTGCTGTATCATCACCTAAGCCGTCTTTGTAAAGTCTATCAACTTTGACCCATTGTGTGTTACTGTCAGCTAGTATTACTCTAGCAGTAGCATTGCTACCGCCGCCGCCTGTGATTGTAACTGTAGTGCCGTTTTCATATCCGCTTCCTGCATTGGTAATTGCAATAGCTGTAACTGCGCCACTTGTAACTGTGGCTGTAGCTGTTGCGCCTGATCCAACACCGTTAACTGTAACTGTTGGAATACCTGTGTATCCTGTGCCGCCGTTTACCACTGTGATAGTTTTTACATACCCCATCTGATAAGGCGCACTAATAAATTCTACTAAACTGTTTAAACTTGCTTTTTTCAAAATGTTGGTTTGCACAAGTCCTGTACGCTGTACAATACTGTCTTTGGTAAAATATCCACTGCTACTTCCGCTTGCTTTTGTAACTTGGTTCCAGCGGAATACTCCTGTGATGTCTGTTTCTGTTGCATTTCTAAACACAATACCACTTGTTGTATTGTTGAAATCTGAATTGCTATTGAACGTTGTGCTTGTATAACCTTGTCTTGTGTAGTAAAAGTTTTTAACTTCTGCATTGCCCAACATAGGTCTAATATACTTTTTATAAATCTGTTCACCATTTAATGAGTTGGGTAAACTAACAAGACTTCTATTGGTCACATTATTTTCATACACATATCCGTCGTCTGTGTATTGTGTTGCATCATTATAAGTTGCTGTAGGATCATACAAATCACGGAATCTACTATGCCCACTGTGTACACGGTTAATACTTTTAATCTTGCGAATATTTTCACTTACTGTTACAGGAAAAATACTGTAATCAGCAGCAGTAACCATTCTATCTTGTGAGGCAAAAAATCTAGGAGCATTAGCTTTAATACTAGCAACACTTTCTCTATTACTAGCGTTGGTTACATTACTCTTTAAACTTAATGTAAACAGTGCATTGTATATATTGCCATCGCTTCCTACATAATCCATGTTCATACTTGTGCTATTAAATGAATCAGGGTTAAGTGTATAAGAAAGGTTTAATCCAGTTCTATACCAAACTCTAATATTACCACGTGGAATATTACCAAATGCGCCATCGCCAAAAACGATACTTACTTGGTCATTTTCTCTACTTGTAACACTGTAAATATCTCTGATAGCATTACTTGTACTATTAAATATAGCACTGTTTCCAAATAGTTTATCAACTTTCGTCCAAGTTTTTTGTACTTGTCCAATTTCATCTATAGTTTGTACCCATACATTTCCGTTAGCAATATTATCAACATTAATATCTAATACCATGTTAGGCAATCCATTTGTAATATTAAAGTCTTTATATTCCATTGCACCTTGTTTAAATCCTACAAAGAATCCAGTATTTGCACTACTGTTTCCGCTATTATCATTTTTGTATAAAAGATCGACTACGCTGTATGGATCAGGCGATTTTTCAATTACTGTGTTTTGTGAAGTAGTTTTGCTACTATAAAAACTAAATGTAGCACTCTTGTTATTGATTCTATTTTGAAAATTACGAGTTGCTAAATTGTTTGTACTGTTAGTCCGATAAATCTCATTAGTAACACTGTTGGCTGTAACTTTACTATAAGGTGATCCAAACTGACTACTGCTTTGAAACATGCTGTTCATAATAGTTAAAAAGTTTCTATAACTGTTAGGATCAGTTGTGTCATCAAACTGTACTGATATGTTTGCTAAACTATTACCATTTGCATCAAACACAGACTCGTTTGTTCTAACACTGTCTATCTTTAAAAATCCGTTGGCAACAACATTTCTAGTAGGTGTATATCCTAAGAAGTCAGCAATACGTAAGGCGCTTTCTCTGCGTTCTGCTGTGCTTAGATAATTTTCTCTGCTGGCTAAGTCTGCTCTGTATGCTAAGTTATGACCTAAGAAAGCCATAAGTTCTAACAAACTTACAAATTCACTTGAGTTGATCCAGTCATTAAAGTTTTCTGGATAGTTATTATTAATATAATCAACCATAGCGTTACGAATAGTTTCAAAGTCATAAGCCTGAAAATTAGCTTCACTAAAACTTTCGTACACTACGCTGAAATCTTCAGCAGCAAATAAACTGCTCTGTCTTGCGCCTTGTGCCATTATTCTTCACCTACATATGTTAACAACAGTTCTTCTGCTGTTCCTGTATCGACATATTCTAATCTTACTCGCACTTCTAGTGTATGCTCGTTGGGTTTGTTCAACAGTGTTTCTAAAACATTCCACCTAGGATCGTTAGTTACTATTGTGCTTACATCGTCTAGTGCTTCTGCTTCTGTTGTATAATCCAATGGTTCAAAAACCAACTCTGGTAGTATGCTACCAAATGTTGGATTCATTACACGCTCGCCTCTGCGGGTGTAAAAATGATTCATCAAGTCACGTTTTGCAATATCAACATCTTCTAATGTTTTACTGCCTGTGACTGTGTCTATTGTGCTATATCCGATATATGTTGCCATACTAATATTTATGGCAAAATTAACTGCTACTTTTTATATTTTGATCTGAGTACGTATAATATCGCCATTTGTCATGCTTTTTGTAATAGTAACAACTAAATCACTCACTGTGAAGTCAAATAGATGATCTAATATCTCTCCGTTGAGTCTTACTTCTAGTTTTTCAATTGGATCCATACTAAAACTAGTATCCATAGTAAATGTATTAGATCCGCTGTATGTGAATGTTTGATTTACTAGTGTTTGATTGTAGCGTTTAGCAATGTCTCGTTTAATACTTTCAGGAGTAAATGGTAAAAACTTCAGTGTTTCTGCATAGTATGCAAATCTTGCACGTTTGAGTTGTGCATCAGTCAACAAGTTCTTTTCATTCTGATCTCTCATATAATATATGCCGTTGGTGCGCATCCAGGATCTGTTTTTATTGGTTCCGTAGTCTGCAAGTCTCAGTACACTAGCACACCGCATACACTTTTCTTTATTCATAACACTTCTAGACATCATATTTGCTACTGTGTCTATGTCTTTTGTTAAGATTGCGTTGGTCATATTGTACTGACCTTCTGTGGCATTACTGTAAAATAAATTACCTGTTGTCCAATTAAACAATATAAGTGCATCAAACATTGTTTGGCTCATTTGTACAATATTTTTAGACAGTAATTGTTTTTTTGCAATTTTTTGATATCTATTAAATTCACTGTCCCAAAGATCATATGCTTGTTGTTCAGTTACACCAACACTAGTCGAACTTTCTCCGTAACCTGTGCCTACATAACCATGGTATCTACTAAAATTAAGTGCAGTAAGTTTACAATTGTCGCTTGCAGTTATATCTGATAATAGTAATTGGGTATTGTATAATGTTGTATTTTGCACAACAAAGTCTTCCCATACAGTTTGAAATTTTCTATCAACTTGTTCAAGTGTCATTAAAAAGGTCTCCCTTTTCTAGGATTAACATTAACTTCCGTAGGTGTAGCACTTTTAGAGGTATTATTATCTGAGATCATGCCAACATTTTCGTCATCTAAATTAGGACTAGTGCCCGGTGATGAATAGTTTTGATATGTTGCATTACTATCAAACCCATCGTTTGACAAGCCAGTCTTATTAGAATCTGTATTAGTGTTATTAAGGCTACTAAGATCTATATCGACACCTTTAAGGTCTAGATTAGTACTTGCACAACTTGCAACAGGAGTTTGTGGTTCTGCATGTCCGCCCCAAGGCTCAGCTTCTGGAACTCTACTTGTAATACTTTGTTTCACTGTTTTGTTAACTGTAATATTGTTGTTAGTGGTCTTTGTTGCTGATGTCGCCGCAGGACCATTCAAATCTATCAATGGAGCAGTTGTTCTACTTGTGCCTTTAGCAACCAAATGATGATTTAAGTCTGTGGTGAATTTAATATCTTTAGCACTGTGTAGATTAAACTCACCTTTTACAGTTTCAAATTTTGTTCCGCACTCGCCTCTGGATTTAATATTCACACACTCGGCATCTAAATTAAAATCACCGCCTACATGCAAGTTAAAGTCTGTTTCAGTGTGCATACTAATATCACCACTGCTATAGATATCAACTTTACCATCACTGCTTAGTTGTACCCAGCTGTTGCCTGCTTGATTTATTACATAAACAATACCAGCAGTATCATTGAACAACATTTGAGCGCCGCCTGCGCTGCGTAGTCTAACTAAATTACTGTTGCCTGCTTGTCTGTCAGGGTCAGGACATAAACTTCTTTCACTTTTACTTACTGTACCATCATCAAGTACTAAACTGTGACCGCTAGGCGTGTTAAATCCAAATACATTACTTGGACTTTCTCGTCTAGCACTACTACTACTGAGTCCTCGAACACTGTCAAGACCTAGTCCTTGATTTGCAAGTGCTCCAGACAGTGGATGTCTAGGTCTGGTATTTTTAGTTTGCTTCTTTCCAACACCTTGCTCAAACGTAGGAGCAATTTCATTCTCTTTATCTTCTACAAAACTCACAGCATTGTCAGGATAACTACTATTTCTTCCTGTATCTGCTAGAACTCCAAGTATAATGCCTTCTTGATTTGATCTTGTAAATGCAACTATCACTTCTGTTCCTGGAGCAGGAGGATGTGTACTCATACCGTAGCTTCTTGCGTGATCTGGAGCTTGATAGCTGCCGCCATAAGGCATAGCTCGTCTACATCTTACATAATTTTTTCTAGCTTCAGGATTTTCAGATTTAGGTGAAAATTGTTCTTGACCAAATATTTCTACATAGCAATAGCCTTCATATCTATCATCTACAATTTCAACAACCATTCCCAGGTATAGTCCTTCAAAATTACCAAAACCTGCGATATTATCTTTATTTTTATATTGTCTAGATGTACCGTTGCCATCACTAGTATTTTGTCCGCTTCTTCTCATGTCTTCATCCTGTAAAAATATCTCTTAGCCACGGCGGAGCGTTTCTTGCTCTGAATGTGCCATTGTCTAATGGTCCTCCCCAGTAGCCTGGAGCTCCTTGTCCTACACTATCAGCTATATCAATGTGGAAAGTATCATCTCCCATATATCCGTTGCCTGCTCCAATACCTGTAGCACCGTAACGTTTGGTTTGTGCTATAAAGTTTTGTATGATAGGAACATCTGCCGGATTGTCTAAACTTAACCTTCTTCCTGTACTGTCTCTGAGTGCTACGTCTGCAGCCATTCCGTTGTTGTGTCTATCACTGCCTGTAAAACCTGTACTGCTATCTTGTCCACCACTGCGAACATCAACATTTACGCCAGCGGCAGCACCTGCATTAGCTAGTATAGATTTAAGTTCAGAGTCAATGGGTAATTTTCTTGTGTTGGCTACACTTGATTGACTTTCTGTAACTACTCCTGTGCCGTCAGCACTAGCAGGAGGAGCTGTTTCGTCGCCGCCGGGTTCGTTAGAGAGAACATCATTTTCTGGATCAGGTTCTTGTGCATCTGCTTCATCAGTAAAACGCTCAGCTTGTGTTTTAGTTTCAGCAGTGTCTATAAATCCTTTTTCTAAGATATCAATGGTAAGACCTACATTAGTACTTGTATCTCTGAATGCATCTAATGTCATTATAAATTGACCATCACTATAACTAGCATCAACTCTTACAACACGATATATTCCTATAATGCCAAAATTCTGTTCACTTACATCCATTAGACCTGTTTGTTGATCAGGATATGTTGGGAAGTTTAAGTTTAAGAAATAGTTTAGTCCGCCTCGTTGATATGGTGCACTTTGTTTATCGTCAGTTATATCAATTCTATCTGTTACTTGTAATCTTTGAGATGCACTCTTTGGCTTACCTAACCAGTAAGGATCACCTCTTATTTGTATTTGTTGTTGAACTAGGTCACTTAAAGTATTGAGATTAAGTTCGACTGCACCTAACATCACTGCACTTGTTGTATCACCATCATCGGCTCCTACTGTTGCAGTACTAGTCACCGGACCTTCATTAAATGAAAGTATAGCAGGATTATCTGAGCTATTATTTTTTAATGCAACATCATCTTGTGTAATATATCTCTGTAATACAGTTGGTAATCTCTGAGTTTTTGTATTTCGTTTACTATATTCTTCTAATGCCTCTGTAGCAAGATTGAGTGCATTAGCTGCTTCTTCTTTTTTAATATTAATCTCAGATTCGAGTCGTGAAATTCTATCTCTGGCATCGTTTTGAGAAAGCTCTCTTTCTCCAGTGGCTAACTTGTTTGATGCTTCTAGTTCTTTTTGAGCTGATGATAATTGACTTTCAAGTTGCGATAGCTCCTTAGCCATTCTCTGAGCATCTGTTTTTAGTATGTTTATTTCCTGCTTTTCCTCTGACATTCCTGCTAGTGCATTTGATCTATTTGTAAGTTTTCCATGATTAATAGCTTGTAATTGAAAATAGCTGTTGTTCAGTGTTACATCTAAATTTAGAACTTCTGTATTCATTCCTGTCAATGTGTAATCAAAACGTTTTCTTAGTAAACCGTTTTTAATAATTTTCTTCATTCTGTTAACTTGAATACTCGAACTGCCTAGCATTTGTTGATGACTAACAGGATCGTGTATAACTTCAGTTGCGGCAAATTTTTTCAAAAAGAATGTAATCTTCTGTTGATAATTTTTAGAAAGTTCGTCATACTCTTTATATTCTACATCAGTATCGAAAACAAACCAGCTACTTAATTCTGAGAAAGTTGGTGCTTTTGCTTCTCCATCATCTGTATTGTCTTTGTGGAAGCCTCCGCTGAAGGTTGGCAATTTTCTAAATTCTACTGTTTGCATTAGTGCTATAACAATTGCAGTATTCACTGCTGAGCCTTGTTTAAAAGTAAATGTAAGTGTACCATCTCCACTAACACTTGTGCTTTTTAGACTAGTATCACCTGATTGCGCAGCTTGGCCAAATTTCCAATTTCTCCATTCTGCTGTATCTCCTCTTGCATCTAAAACATATTCAGTGGGTAATAGTTGATGCCGATTTAACACAGTCTTTGAAAGAGATTGCTCATTTATTTTTTCTTGCAACTGATCTAAAAATTGCCCAAATGTGTTTACATTATTAATAGTAAACTGTCCTTTAATATGTAAGTTAGTTGTTTTATATGCATCTTGGTGTGTTTCAATCATATCTGCTCTATAAGAAGTTGCTCCTTCTTTATAATCAAATGTTAGTTGTGACATACTTGTCATATAATAGTAAGGCCCTACTATATTATTAGTTGCAACACCATTGCTATCATATCCTACAAATCTTAATTCTAGTAGATAACAAGCATGAAGATGATTTTGTATTTTTAATTTCTGCGCTGCTAATAATATTCTGTTAAAAAGTGTAGCGCCTCCTGGTTCAATTAAATCAAACACAAACATATTAGCAAGTGCGTTTCTATCTTTGTTATTTTTAAATGCAAGTACCATATTTTGTTGAACAGATTGTATGTTGATTTCACTTTCAACACCACTCTCTGCAAGTACAACTACTTG